AGCGGCTGACTGTGGAGATGGGTCGCATATCAACTGGCCTTTTCAAGGTCTATGAAGGCGACATTATCAGTGCTGAGCCGAGCAGCCCGCCAGATGTAGATATCACGCTGAAGTCCAAGACCGGCAATGCGGCCAACGGCACGGTGGTATCAAAGAGTGCGGGCCCGATGTCACGGCTATCCGCCATTTCGGCCTCCGTCGCCACAGACATCAAAGCGGTGCTGGATTTCCAGGCGCAGGACAAGCTGATTGCCAACTTCAACTATACGGGCGGGGCGCTCGGTCAGGTGACGCGCCTGGCCGAGGCGGGCGGCGTGCGGGCATTTGTCGACGATGGACGCCTAATCGTCCAGGATGCCGGCAAGGCTGTGCGTGGACGCGTGAAGGTGCTCAATATGAACTCGGGCTTGGTAGGCATTCCCAAGGCCACTGAGAAGGGAATCGATGTGACTTATCTGATAGACGGCGAATCGATGCTGGGCGGCCTTCTTCGGCTGGAAAGCAAGTTCAACCGGTCTCTAAATGGCGACTACCGCATCATGCAACTGAAGTTCGATGCGGCCAGCCATGAAGACTCCTTCTTCTACCAGGCGCTATGCAGCAGAATCTAGCACCCAATCTTGACGAAGCCGACGAGGGCAGTTTGGTCGGTGTGCTCAGGTCGTGGATTCGGTCGTTCATTCGCGAGAGCCTGGACGATATGTTGCCGGCCGCGGTCGTGTCATACGACGACGCTAACAATCGCGCAGTGCTGAAGCCATTGATCATGGTGGGCACGTCGGACGGCCGGAAGGTGTCGCGAGGCAGCATCCCGAACATCCCGGTATTCCGCTTTGGCGGCGGCGGCTTCTTCATGCGCTTTCCGATCAAGCCGGGCGATTTCGGGTGGCTGAAGGCCAACGACCGCGATGTCTCCTTGATGTTCCAGCGGGGTGGCCGGGAAGACTGGCCAAACACCGAACGGCTCCATTCGTTCTCGGACGCGATGTTCTTTCCCGACACGCTGCGAGGTTGGGAAATTGCCGGCGAGAACGCGGATGCGTTTGTCCTGCAGTCGATGGACGGCTCCACATGCTTAGCGTTGCATGCCGGAAAAATCGTCGTAACAGGAGGGGAATTCGTGATCGACACCGACGCGTTAACCGTCAAGTGCCCGGCGCACTTCGAGCGGGCCATTCGGGCGGATCAGGGCATGGATCACGAAGATGTCAGGATCGATAAGAGCCACGGGCATACCAACGTTCAGAACGGACCCGGCACATCGGGCGGGGTGTCAGGATGATCACCTTTCAAACTGACGAGAACAACGATTTCGCCATCGGGCCCGATGGCGGTCTGGTGCTGACCCGCGGGCGCGATGCCGTGGCACAGGAGGCCAAGCACTTTGCCGCAACGCTGCGTGCCGAGATGATTCACGCCTACGACCTGGGTGTGCCGTTCTTGCGCGAGGTGTTCGGCGGCCAGCCGCGGCTGGCGCAGATAGAGACGGCGCTCCGGCGCCGCCTGCTCGAGATTGACGAGGTCACAGGCATTGCCAGCCTGGAGGCGTCGATTGAGGACGAGACGCTGAAATACAGCGCCGTCTTGGAAACTGTACACGGGGCCGTCAGCGTAAATGGATAACTACCGACTCATCGAGAACCGCGGGCTGATCGTGCCCGACACCGCGACCATCCGTGCGTGCGTTGAGGCCGAGTTCCGAGCCGTGTTTGGCGAAGACATGCCGACAGACCCCGCCACTCCGCAGGGCATGCTGATTACCCGGATTACGGAGGAGCGAGACGCCATCGCGCGAAACAATGCGGAGTTGGCCAACCAGATCAATCCGGCCATTGCAGGCGGGGTGTTCCTCGACTCGCTCATAGCGCTGACCGGCAGCCGGCGGCGCAGTGCCGTGCGATCGTTGATTGCTGGTGCTCAGTTCGGCGGCGTACCGGGAACGATCATCTCCGCTGGCTCCCTAGCGACTGTGGAGCCGTCAGGCGAGCAATTCGCGGTTGTTGCGGACGTGATCTTGGGCCAGGCGGGTACGGGCGTGGGCGACCTGCGCGCGGTCAACGCCGGTCCAGTCGCAGCGTCGGCCGGCAGTCTCAATGCCGTCGCGTCGAGCGTGCTTGGGTGGGAGACAATCTTCAATCCGGCGGCGGCCGTGCTTGGCAAGGACAAAGAAAAGGACGTGCCGTTGCGTCGGCGGCGCCGGCAAACCCTGGCCAGGCAGACTACCTCGATCAATGAAGCAATTGTCTCTCGGCTGTACGACCTTCCCGGCGTTCGCTCACTGTCCTACTTGGAAAACTACTCAGACACCGGCCAGGTGATGGATGGCATCTTTCTGCGCAAGCACAGTCTATGGGCGTGTGTCGAGGGCGGTACCGACGACGGGGTAGCGCAGGCTCTATTTGAAACCAAGACCGTGGGCGGCGGATACAACGGGGCGGTGATCGTCGCGGTGCCGGACCCCATAAACGGTCGCCTCTACGAGGTGAAGTTTGACCGACCCGAGGAGGTCGTGCTGTTGGTGCGGGTATCGGCACGCGCAAGCTATTTGGACATCCAGCAGGTGATCCCGGATTTGGTCATGAACTATGTCTCGGGCGAGGTCGAGGGTGATGCGGGCTTCGTCACGGGCAGCGACGTGTCCCCCTTTGAGATTGCCGGTGCCATCAACCAGCAGGAACCGACCATCTTTGTGCGGCGCGTGGAACTGTCGCTGGCGGGTTCGGGCACGTGGTCATCAGACACGTTCGAGATTGCCCGTAACCAGGTGGCCCGCACGCGGCGAAGCTCGATCCAAGTGGTGGTCGAATGAACGGTATCCAGCAGTTCGACTTCTCGGTCGACCTACTGCGGTCGATTCTCTGGCAGTACGAAGGGTCGGCGCGCTCCGTACAACTCGCCCGCAATGACCAGTCGTGGCTTGACGCCCATCATCGGTCGTTTTGGCTTGCCTGGCACCGCGATGTCTTCGATCTTGGCACTGCGAATGAGTTTGGCCTGACAGTGTGGGCCCGCATTCTCAACGTCTCACTGGAAATCAGCGAGGCGCGGCGGGTGGACTGCGTGTTCGGCTTTGGGGCCAACCACAGCAACTTCGAGAATGGCAGTTTCGGGCGTGGCCAGGACGAAGAGGTAAGGCTTGATATCGAATCCGCACGCAAGTTGTTGAAGCTACGCTGGTTCCAACTGACGATGCGCCCGACTGCCCCCAACATCAACCGGGCCCTCGAAATGACCTTCGGGCCGGATTCTGCCTATGTCGCGGACCGGTACGACATGAGCCTGGTCACTTTCTTTTTCCGAGATCCCCCTGACTATCGTCTCCGACGCCTGTTGGAGCGAACGGACATATTGCCGCGGCCGTCAACGGTAAAAGTAGGCTGGGCGGTGCAAGCAAAGCCTTCGTGGGGGTTTGGGGCGCATCACCTGAATTATGAACGTGGTAATTTTGGAGCCTAAAGATGGCGACACGAATATTTGAGATTCCCTTTGCGGCCACGGGAGATCGAGAGGCCTTGGCCACGCTGGATCAGCCCGACGGCAAGGTTTCATTGCAGGCAGGCTGGACACCTGACTACGAGCTGCCGAATGATCACGACAGCTACCGCCCGGTCGGTCGTAAAGAGATGAACGGTGTATTCAACGAAGTCACGGCGGCTGTTGGAGAGATGCAACTGGCAGGCTTCTCGCGCTGGCAAGCCCTTGATGGCGGTTGGCCTTTCGGGGCCTATGTTGTCTACGCTGGGTTGACTTACCGGTCGCTGGTGGAAAATAACGTGGAGATGCCCGGGCCCGATGCCGTGAACTGGGTACGGATGGGTGCCGGAATTGCCACGGCGGCGCAAGCCCAGGGCCTGCTGGATGATTCCGTACTATTGACCCCCAAGGGCCTGGACCAGGCTTTCGGAGGCGCCAATCAAACGCTGGGCAATCCGGGCTTTCAGCGGCGTCCGGGCGGCCTAATCGAACAATGGGGCTTTGGCGTGGCTGCGGCAACGGGGACCTCCGTGTCACATACTCATATCGCGTTCGGGCTGGCCTTCCCAACCGCCGCGCGGTTCATCGGCATTACGCCTCTTGCAGCGGCAAACTCCATCAACGGTTACTACCCGAGTGCGGCAGCAATTGATGTTATGCCATCGAATTTCAGGGTGGTTCTGGATTCTCTCAATCCCGACGAGATGTTCGACCAGACCGTTCCTTTTTTCTGGTGGGCACTGGGGCACTGAGCCATGATCTATTACGACAAAGTTTCTGGTGGCTTTTACAGCACGGATTTTCATGCCGCCATTCCAGATGGCGCCGTTGGTATCAGTGAAGAGAGCCATGCGGCCCTCTTGGCTGGGCAGTCTGCCGGCAAGGTGATTGCCGCAAATGAAGATGGTTTCCCAGTTCTGGAAGACCCGGCGCCGCCGAATCCCGAGCAGGTATTGAAAGCCGCGTTGGGCCGACGTGATGCTCTGCTGCGCCAGGCTGCCGTCCGTATCGGCCCACTGCAGGATGCCGTGGATCTGGATGTGCACACCGAAGATGAGGTGGCGCGGCTGAAAGCGTGGAAACAATATCGCGTCGATTTAATGAGGCTGGCGATTTCCGGAAACTTCCCGCTGGCACCGGATTGGCCGGTGTTGCCTGCTGGCTGAAGTAAGCCCGATAGCGTGCGTACGCTCAGGTGCGCGCCAACGAGCATTTGCAGGGCCGCATTCGTGCGGCCCTTTCTATTTCAATCGCATTGAGGGATTTCATGGATTGGTGGGGACAAGTCGAACGGCTGGCGCCTGGGGCTATTGGCAGCGCCGGCGCGCTGCTCTGGATCGGCGGATCGTGGCGGCGGCGAGTCTCGTTGGTCGCCCTCGGAGCCGCGGCCAGTTATTACGGTGCTCCGTATCTAGCGGGGGCGACCGTGATGGGAGAAGGGCTGGCGGGGTTTCTTGTCGGCCTGTTTGGGATGTCGGTGGTAGACGGCGTCTTTCGC